CCATATGAAGCGATGTTGTTTGCAAACCCAACGCTGCTGCATTCCCCTGTCTCCAGCACGATGCTGGCGTCGTCGCACCGGATTGCCGAGCCGGTGCTGGACCCGTAGCCAGTCAAGCCCGATGTCGAAAGCACCGAACTGTTGATCAGGTTGATGGACGGGTTCAGCGAGTTGCTGTTTTCGCTGTCCTTAAGGATGACTCTCGAAGAGTCCAGGTGAATGTCACAGCGCGGGATCGTGTAGCCATCCACATCGGTTGTTGCGTATGTGGTGCCGTTGGCTTCGATATGTGCGCTATCTATGCTTTGCGCAATAGCACCGATAAATGCAATCCCGCAGCATGTGTTTCCTTGAATGAGCAAGCTATCAAAAGCGTTGTTCATCAGGCCGAGCACATAAGAAACGCTAAAGTTTCTGATGACGGCCCCCACGCGATTTTGCTCAAGCCTCAGCGAGCCAAAACGATTCGCATTGCACCCGCCGTTCGTCACGTCCGAATACATCTTCATGCCAACGGTGTTGCGGAACAGCACGCACTGGGTGAAGTGATGCTCCATCGTCACATAGTGCGCCATCCCGACTTCGCAGCCGGTGATGTAGATATCGTCGGCCTTGACGTACAGCACCGCCTCGCGAGCGCCGGGCGCCGGGTTGTCGGTGACCGATCCGAATACCAGGCCGGTCACCCCCGTCTTGCCGTTTCCACTGATCGACAGGCTGAAGATGCGCTTGGTGTGCGCGCGGGTCGTGTCGGCCAGGTACTGCAGTACCGTCACGTTGTCGGCGCTTGCACGCAAATCTCCGTCTACATGCAGCCCTCGGTTGCTGGCTGGCACGGTGACGCCGCCGCATACCACGTCACCCGATATGCGGATGAATGGATGGCTGTTCAGCGCAAGCTGTAGCGCCGCGCTCTCGTCGGTGCCGTCATACAAAACGCCCCAGTCAGCGGCGTCTTTCCACTCGTCGAGCTTTGAGCCAACGGTTCGATCGGCTGTGCCGACTTTGACGCCGACCATATCTGCGCCCTTGCCGGCGGAGGTGCTGGCGAGGTCGGCGCGCAATGTTGCCGCGTTGCCGAAGTCGGCCGAATTGGGCGCATACAGCACCTGGCGGCCTCGCGCGTCCTGCACCAGCAGCGAGTAGTCGTCGTCCGCATAAACGATTGCCGGCGTCCCGCTGCGCACCGGGAAGCCGTTGAGCGTGGGGATCGGCTGCGCGGCCGGCTGTGTCGCTGCGGCGTCCCAATAGACGGTGATGGGTGCCGTGACGGGGTTCTGATTGGCCTGCCCGAAGTAGAGGCGCCCACCGTCCAGCGGCGAGCCGTCCAGGCCGAAGAATTGGCCGATAGGGTTGAGGGTGGCGATTGCGGTCATTTGGTGGCCTTCAGTGCGTCATCGATGCGGGCGCGGAGCTTCTTGTCTTTGATGTGCTTAAGGCCCAAGCGGGTGGCGGTCGCCAGCGGCGCGGGGACGCCGGTCATCGTGGAAAGGCCGAGGTCTGCGAATCCGGTCAGCAGCGTGGAAGCCGTGTTGCTGAAGTTCACGGCGGCCTCGGGCGGGACGGTCTTTGCCACCTGGGCGATGTCGTTGATGTCGCGCAGACGCTGGGCGCCCTGCTTGCCGAAGATGAAATCGAGCTTGCCGTCGTGGTCGAGCGCACGGATTTGCCTGTCCATGGCGGCCGGCGAGATGACGCGGTTGCCGGCCCCGTCTGCCGCGACGCTCTTGGTGGCCTCGTCGCGGATGTGCTTGAGGGTCTGACCTTGCAGCTCGCGCCACCCTTGGGCGCCATCAGGGCCGCCGCGCTGCAGGACTCGGCGCACGTTGCGCACGTCGTCAAGACTGCCATTGAGGATGGCGTGGTCAAACACGTCTTCCAGGGCTACGGCGCGGTCCTGCGTGCCGGGCTTCTTCGCAAGCAGCCTTGCAATGCTGGCGCGGTCTTCGTAGTTCTGTGCCAAGCGGGTGCGCGTGGCTCGCGCCGTGCGGTAGAGCGGGCCGGCGACGGGCTCGGTCTGGCCGTCAATCAGGCCCTTCAGAATCGTGCCATGGCGGATGTCCGGGTCTTTGGTTCGGTCCACGGCCTGCCCGATGGCGGAGCGAAGGTCTTCAAGCTGTTGGATCGTGGCCGGGCGGGCAACCAGCTTGTTGTCCACCATTTCAGCCACGCCGAGCTTGACGGCGTACTGCCTGGCAGCGTCGGTGACAGCAGTGTTTGGCAGGCCGGCCGGCTGGCCGTTGATGTAGTCGATGGGTGTGCTGGTGATGGCGCGATCACCCTCGCCGATGGTGATGGGCGTCACCTGATCCACAAGCGCGGACGCCTCGGGGGACTTGCGGGCCTTGGCATAGGCCGCGTTCACCTGGGCTTTGTCGGCGCGGTACTGCCCGACTAGCGCTCGGTCGACCGACTCGCCGACTGCGCGCAGGGTTGGCGCCTGCGATCCGGTGATGTCGATGTCCCGCTCAATCTCGTTCAGCAGCGCCTCGTTCTGCGCCACGCGGCGGGCGCGCAGGCGGGCGCCCTCTTCCGGCATCTTGGCAGTCTCAACTTCAAACTTGAGCTGCGCCGGGTCGCGCGTGGCCTGGCCCTTCGTCAGCGCGGCGTCACCCGTCAGGCCGAGACTTTCGGCGGTCGTGGCGCGCTGGGTTGCAATGTCAGTCGCGGCGGCGCCAGCGCTGCCCATGGTGCCGGGCGTCGGGGTCTTGGGCTCCTCGCGCGAGATGGCGGCCAGCGCGCGGCGCGGCAGCGTGGTCACGGCCTGGCGGGCGGTGCCAGCGGCGTCAATGGCGCGGCTCACGCCGGCTGCAGCAGCGGGGCCGGCAGCGTCACGCGCCACACCTTCAGCCGATGCGCGGGCCACGGTGGCGGCCGGCGCGGCGCGGGTCGCGCGTGAGGCGTTGGCAAGCATCGCCATTTCTCCGCCCAGGCCCGCGAGTGGGGCCAGCCCTTGCGCCGCCTCAGCAATGGCGCCAGTAGCCTCCTGGCCGGCTTCCGTGCGCGGGGCGTAGGTCATGGCCTTGAGTCCAGCATCGAAGGCGCCGCTGATGCGCTTGGACGCCTCGGGGTCGGACAGGTTTCCCTGAAGCCCTTCGATGACAAGCTGATTCAGCCAGTTGACGGCTCCGCCTACTGGGCCGGTGGTCATGGCGGTGGCGACGGCCGGCAGCGCTTCGACGGCGCCCAGGCTGTCAACGATGCCACGCTCGGGCGCCTGCGGCACCGTGGCCGGACCGCTGCCAGGGATTTGAGCGACGCTGCTCGATGTGCCCTGAACCTCGCCGCGACGGACTTTTTCCACTCGCGCCTTTAGCTCGATGGAGTCGGGCGGCACGTCATCCGGGATGCCCCGAATCGTAATGCCGTCTTTCGTTGTGATGGAGTACGCCATCACCAGTCCACCGTAACGTTGCGCTGGCCCTGGGCGCCCTCGGTGGCGGAAGGTACGGCCGGCGCTGGCTTCTTGGGGCCGCCGAACTTGTTCCGCATCTGCTTGTCAGAGCGGATGAGGATTTCCTCTATCTTGCCCAGTTCGCGAACGAAGCCGGATTCGCTTTGATAGCGGTCCAGGCTGGACGCGATGTTTTTTAAGAACACAATGTCCTTGTCCGATATGGCGCCCTTGAGCTTGTCCAGGTGCGATGCGGCGAGCGTGTTTTGAAGCTGCTCGATCTTGCCGGCGACGGTGCGGGCCTTGGTGCCGGGGATCGCGCCTCGAAAGGCCAGCGAGCCGGTGGCAGCCGCCAGCGTGTCGGGATCGGCGCGAATCTCCGTCAGCAGGTTGAGCGCGTCTTGCAGCGTGGCCTGACCGGCTTCGTAGTCGGCCGCCTTGTTGCGGATCTTGTCGTCAAGAGCCGAGCGAGCCTCCTGAACCTTCAGGCTCAACTCTTCGCGCTTCAAGTCGTTGCCGGCCTTGTTCGCGGCAGCGTTCATCGCAGCGATGCGGTTCGCCTCCTTCTTGTAGCCGATGTCCTCCTGAATGGCCTTGATGTTCCAGCCCTTCAGCTCCAGGTCTTTGATGGCTTGTGACTCGGCGAACTTGGCTTGAACGCCCTTCGTCGTCGCGTCAGCCTCTGCGGCGGTGGCGTCGGCGTTGACCTTGCGCAGCGCGCCCGGGGCTTGCTCGGCGGCGCGCGCCTCGCTGCCGAACTTGCCCAACGTCTCGGCGGCGTCCTTGCCGTTCGGGTTGGCGGCCAGCATCGCCTGAATCTGGCCCAGCGCGAATTCTGGGTGCTCTTCCACGATCTGCGCCTGAGTGCGCAGCGCCTGTGATTCTTGGGTCGGAGTTCCTGATTGCTGCTCCATCAGCTCCGCGCGCTGGCGCAGTTGCTGGGCGGCAATGGCCGGCTTGCCGGACTTGATGGCGGCGCCCCACTGCAACAGGTCGGAGGTGTGGGCCTGCTGCTGTTGGGTGTTCTTGACGGTCCACGCGCGTTGAATACCCTCGCTGGCCTTCGGATCGGCCAGCATCAGGCGCGAGTAGTTGTCAGCCGTAGGGTTGGCCGCCGTCTCGGCGTAGAGCTTTTGAAGCGCCTGCTGTTGCGCCGCCGCCGCTTGCTGCTGCTGCTGTTGCTGCAGGTCGCCACGAATGGCAGCACCGCCCTGGTAGCCCTGCAATGCGGCCTGGAAGGGCGATTGCACGTTGGTGCTGTAGTCAATAGGGGCAATCACAGTGTGCATCCTTCGTGAAGCCGCCGCTTTGCATCGACGTACGCGGCGTGTGCGGCTTCGGCTGTACGGAATCTACCAAGGTTGATCTGATGTCCGTTGATGGCGATGCGCGCGCGCTGGACTGTTAGATTTCCCATCAGAAACCTCCCCGCGTCGGCAAGTTGCCGCCTGGCGCAATGCCGTAGCCCCCCGCGTCGTAGTTGCCAAAGGCGGTGCCGCCGCGATTGAACCCGCCAAGGCCGGCGAAGGTTCCTAGCGCGCCCGTGAAGGCGTTCGCGTAGCCGGCCCCGGCCCTACCCCCAGCAAGCGCGCCACCAGCCAGCGCGGCGCCCTGCTGCTGCAGTAGCGCGCTGATCTGGGTTCCGGTGTTCATGCCGGCATTGCCCACGCCAGCGGCGGCGTTCTGGCCGACAGACGCAAGCCCGCCAAGCCGGCTGTATTGCTGATCAATCGTCTGCGCCAACAGGGCCGGGCTGAACTGCGCCAGTGCCGCTTGCGTGTTGCCACCACGAAGCCCGCCAGTTGCCGAGGCGTTGGCGAGAATGGAGTTTTCACCCTGAGCAAGCAGCGACGTGAACTGCGGCGAGTTCTTGAGCGCGTCGATTGCCGACTGTTGCGCGCCAGCTCCGTTCAGGCCGATCAGGTTCTGCTGCCCCGCGAGTGCGCCAGTGCCGGCGTCGACGTAGGGCTTCAACAGCGCCTGGATGGCCTCGAACTGCTTGTTCTGCTGGGCGATGCCGGCGTTTGATGCGTCGACCTGGGCGCCGGCCGCTTGGTTGGCCGACTTGCTTTGCTTGTTGGCGGAATAGACCCCGCTGACAAGCGTTGCTCCGGCTACTGCTGCGGCAACCATGGCTGTCCCTTAAATGAGCTTTGCATACAGCCGCTCGACGGGGCGGTAACCGAGGCGTTCAAACAACGCGCCTTGATCCAGGTGCAGTTTTGTTGCCGTGAACAGCTTGCGCACGCCGGCCTTCTTCAGCTCGCGCTCGACGGCCTGGAAAAGCCGCATTGCCGTGACGCCGTGGCGGCACTCTGGCGCGATCCAGTAAACGTCCGTGATGCCGTGCAGCGTGGACTTGTAGTGAAGGTGCCCGGACACGATGGCGACGTGATAGCCGATCAGCAGGCCATTGCGACGCGCGGTGACAATGTGCAGCGCGCCAGCATCGTCTAGTTCGGCGTAGCGGGCCTCGTCAATGTCAAGAGGTACGTCGGCATGATTCAGCGCCACCTCGCGCCAGTGCCGCACCAGCAGCGGCAGCATCTCGGCGCGCAGGTTCTTCCAGCGCTCAACGCGATAGAAGGTGCCTGGGCTGGTGATGCCCTCATCGAAAACGCCCGCCTTCGCCATGCCTTCTAGCAGCGCGTAGCACGTCATGGCGAGCACCTCGCATCCATTACTAGGTGGATGCGGTCCACCGGGCTTTCGTTGATGACTTCGTGCTCCAGCGCATTGTTGAACCAGAAGACCGACCCGGCCTCCCAGCTTGTCCACTCATCGCCAGCGCGGAAACGAACGCCATCGCCGCTCTGCAACACCAAGTGAAAGCGGCTGTAGTACGCGCAGTGCTCGGGCGTGTCGGGGTGCGGGTAGATCACGCCGCCCGGCGCAATCCGGTTGATCATCACGCGGCCCAAGCGCTCGCCGCGCACTGCCGCAAAAATGTTCATGACCAACTCGCGGGCCTCGGGCAACCGGGCATAGGCGGGATAGTCGATGCTTTCGTGCTGGTCGTGGCCAGGAAGCTGGTTTGCCTTGTAGAGCGCTACCTTGCGCTCCTGCTCGGCCGTGTCGTCGTCGTCAAAAACAACCTTCGGCGGGAAGCGCAACATGATCGACTCGACCATGCCGAAAGGCCCCTGCGGGTAGTGCCGCAGGAACGTGTCTTCGGTCCAGAGTTCGGGGCGCCTTGCAATGGCAAGCATCAAAGGCGTGACGTTCACACCTGATGCAATCCGCTGAAAGTTCCGCATGCAGTTTCACTCCCTGTTCGGGGCAGTGAGCTGCTGGCGGCTCGATGACTCAGCGGCCCGGCGTTTCGCCGGTCGGTTGCGCAGATTATGGCAGCGGCGCGGCATGGCGGCAATCAACCGACGATTTCCACGCCACTGACAGCAAACGTCACCCCGGCGCCAGATGCGACAGCAGAGATTTTCCCGCCAGCGTTGAGCGCGTGCATGCAGATTTCCGGGCATGTGTAGCTCTCGCCGATGCCAAGCGCTCGCGCTGGGATGAGGCGATTTGTTGCGTCGGCCGTGTCGCCATTCCCAACCAGGTGAACGCTGATCGTTCGCACGGAGGCGCTGTTGTTGGTCGCTGTGGCCGCGTTGATTCTGGCGGTCAGGCTGACGGCTTCGTATTGGTCCGTCAGCGTGGTTTCCAGTTCCTTGGCTTCCACGAGCGCCTTCTCGGTGACTTTCATAGCTGGGCCTTCACTGCTGAATTTGGTCTACCGTCAGGACGACGGCGGGGGCGGCGGGCGCAAACGCTGTGGCCGCCATGTTGTCTAGCGTCACGTTTGTGCTGTCCGCCGCCCACATGAGTTCGATGTAGTCGCCGGCCGCCATGCTTTCGAAGATGCTGCGGTGCTGGGTGTTGACTGCCGACGAACTTTCAAGCGACACCTTCAGCGCTGAGTTGGCAATATCGGTCCCGTTCTTGCGGAACCACAGCCACACGTTTTTTACGGAGGCCGACCCGCTCCCAAGCTGGAAGCTGGCGGAAAACGTGTAGAGGCCAGAATGAGCGCACACGATCCGCGAGGCGGGCGCTCCAATGCTCACGCCGTTTGCGGTGCCTGCCGCGTCAAATGTGATGGCGTAGGCCGTATTGATGACGGCCGGCGTTTGGTCGGTAGTCTTGAGAAACCGCCCGTAGCGCTTTGTCAGTTCCAGGATCGGGCGGACAAATATTTCACCGGCCGAAGCGTTGGACACAGCCACCACGCCAACGGGCACAGCAAAGTTAGGCGCGGTTGGCTTTGTCGCCGTCAACCCGCCCGCAACGCTTGGCGATGCGTACAGCTCGGCCCCGACGCTATAGGCGCTGGTATCAAGCTCTCGCACGAGGCCAAACGCAGTGACCCGGCCCGCTTCGCCGTCTGCAATGTCTTGAGTGGCAATGCCGCACAGGTACCAGGTCGGCATTGATCCGTCAGCAATGAACAACTCCCCAGACACCAAGCCACCGGACGCGCCGGAGAAGCCGACAACCGCACCATTTGCAATCAGCGCGCCAGTGTCGTTCTGCACTCGAACGTAAGCCTCTAGGCCTACTTGCTGAGTTACTCCGCCCTCGTGGTGGATGTTGAGGGTGTCATCGGTGCTGTTCCAGGCCAGCCGGCGCGGCTTTTCGGCATGCGCCGGGGATGCCTCGAAGTCGATGTAATCAACGGCATGACTTCGCTGCGCGGGCCGCCCACGCTGGGCCAATAGCGCAAGATCGGCAGACTCCTGCGCGGACAAGGAAGCGGCGCGGGCAGACTGAGCGGCAGCGGAAGCAGAGGACGCGGACGACAGAAGCTCTTGCACCGAGTCCTGTAGCGCCAGCAGCTCGTCAGGCGTGGCCGCCGCGTTGCTGTAGAGCTTTTCGAACGCCTTTACCAGCTCATGTGTCGGCAGGAACCGAGCGAGCTGGTCGCGGGTGAGCTTTCGAGGGTTAAGCGCGTCCATTGCCCAGCGCCTCAAACTGAGCTTCCAGGCGGGCAAAGCTCACATGGCAATCACTGGTGCCACGGAATTTCTGCATGCGATAGTGGCGGATTCGGCCCTGATTGCGCCAGGCCAGCCGCTTTGCGCGGTCGCCCTGCTTGCCTGCGGAGATTGGCTTTTCCTGGCTCCACGTCTCGCCGTCGTTGCTGTAGCTTGTCCAAATTACCGGGTCGGCACCGAGAGCAACGCGGCCCGTGAGCCCGACCAGCTCAAGATCCCAAACAATGGCATCCCCGCCGTCAGCGTAAACAACAATGGCGCCAAAGTCCCAGCCGACGACGGTGCCGTAATGCTCGCCGGCCGAAGCCGTGAACGCGCCAAGCGTCACGCCCGTTGGGTCGCCACTGATCCAGCGGTCATAGCACCACACCAAATGACGAGCGCGGTATGTGGCGAGGCCGACAACGGCGCTATTCAGTTCAAACCATACGGGCTCCTGAACTGCCTGCGTCGCGGCAACGTCATAGACCCACGTCGTATCAGGCAGGTGGACCATGAGCCAGTTATGCCCCTTGTCCACTTTCGCCTCCACGACGCACTCAGACAACTGCGCCTCTGTGTAGCGCAACAGAATCTGGTCGATCTCCCGCGTGCTGAGTTTTGCCGTTGCGCCCGGCGTCATGGCGTAGACGGCCGGCGCTTCGTTGCGGCCCGACCCTACAAACGCGAAGCTGTCAGCAAACAGGCAATAGGCATGAGTGCCGATGATGCCCTTTCCGACTTGCGCGCCTTCGATGCGCGCGAACGGGAACAAATCGCCGCCTACGTTGTCGAAAACCTCGATGCTGTAGCGGCCCAGCGCATAGGCTTCGTTTTTAAGCTCGTCCACGGCTTTGATCGGGTCGGGATCGGACTCGGCGCTACCGTATTTCAGCGGGTTCACTGCCAGCGGGTTTGCCAGCTCGGTGACGATCAGCGACGTGCCATCCGTGCTGAGGTAGTAGCCGGCAATCCACACGCCATCAATGACGCTGCCAAGGTCGCTATCCATCACCTGCGTGAGCGCCGATCCGCTCCAGTAGTACAGCCGGCCACCAGACCAGATTGCCAGGCGGTCAAAACCGTTGTCCATCGTGACCGGCCCGCCAGCGCCGACATCGCCAAGCACAGACACAGCGCCAGCAGCCGAGACGCTGCACAGTTTTGTACCCATGACGCGGTACATGATTCCGTTCCAACTGAAGCCGCCGCGATCCACGCCTGGACCCGTTGCAAACAGCTCCACCCCGTCAGCCGGACGCAGATAGCCCTGCGCGATGCCGGTCGACTTGGGCACCGGGATCATGTTTCGCGGGTGGGACGTGCGGAAGTCCGCGACGCTATCCGCGTATATGCCGCTCAGGATGGGGATTTGGGCCATGGGCTCGCGGAGGGGATGGGAATCACCAGTTGTAGGTGACGCCGTTGATCTTGCAGCTCACGGTTTGCTCTGGCAGGTTGAGCACTGCATCCGTCAGCGTGGCCCCTGGCAGCAGCGCACATGCCTGCTCCATGGCGGCGACCATCGCGGGCCGCGTCTTGTAGCCAAACGTGGCGCCGTCATACACGAACCACGCGGAGTACTTGCAGCCCGTGGCCGCAGCAGCTATCAGCCCGCGCCAAAAGCCGGCCACCAAATCGGCATCGCTGACGTTTGGCGGGATCGGGTTGATTTGCCCGGTCTCGGTGATGTAGATGTCTTTTTGCGGGGCGCCTGCCTTGCTCCGAGCGCGATGGAAATACTGGAGGGAGTGCGCCACGCCCAGAAAAGACTTCAGCGGCGTGCCGTACTGCATCTGGTAGGCATGGATGCTGTAGGCATCAACGTAGTTCGCCATGCCGGCAGCGAAGAAGCCGTCCAGCACCCCCAGCGAGTCGATGTAGTACACGGTACCAGGCGCCAGAATCTTCACGGCCGGGCGAACCGCTTTCGCTGCGTTGTAGACCGTCTGCAAGCACTGCACATAGGCCGCCGCCGTCATCGTGCTGTAGTTCGGTGTCTGCGTGCTCGGAATATCGGGCTCGTTCCAAAACTCGATTGCGGCCAGCGTCGGATAGCGGCTCACCAGCGCCGTCACAAAATCCGTGAGGTGCGTCTGACTAGCTGGTTCAGCGCGGCAGCCTAGAGGCTTGGAGAGGCTTAGTTGGCCGTTGCTCTCAGTCGGGCGAGCGCTTGCCCAGGTCGGCGTGCCCCAAATCTCGTATGTCCAAGGAGCGCCTCCCCACGCTGCTACACACGCATCCAGATCCGTCCAGTTGTAGACGCCGTTTGATGGGTTGACGGAGTACCACATCACGCCGTCTGCGCCATTGGCGTGCCAGTGCAGGCCCTGCCCCGGCACGGGCAGGTCGTGCTCAAAGTGGTTGGCGACGAAATCGCTCGGGATGACTACCGAGCGGCCCTGCGTCAAGCTGATTTGACCATGTCCCATACATCAGTCCGCGAGCAGTTCAAGCAGCGACGCCTCAACCGTGAACGTGTCGGCGGCATTTGCCAACTGCACAACGATCTGGATTTCAATGTCTGTAGTCGCTGAGTCAAAACTTGTAGAAACCCACGGCTGGCCGAAGCCGCCTAGCGGCGTAGCGACGCCTGTGGCGAAGTTCAGCTGCGACCCGGTAGCACCTCGGTTCCAGCCCTCGAACTGCAAGCGTCGGCCAGCCAAGCTAGTCAGGTTGGCCTGATAAATCGGCGTGCTGTTGAGGCGCACGATCAGGGTCTTGCCGTTGGCGTTGTTCGTCTCGCTCGTCCAAAGCGTCAAGCGCCACGCGCCGTTTGGCCCCAGCGTGCCTCGCGGCAGCCACAACGACACCACCTTCGTCGCAGCAGTAGTGCCGGTGTGCGGGAAGGCAACAGCGGACCGAGACAGCACGCCGACTGGCGGGTAGCCGCCGACAGTGGCGCGCTCGAGCAAAAGCCCAGCCCCTGACACCAGGGACCGGAGCGCCGCGCCCTCAATTGGCCGCCCCGTCTGATCAAGCACATCGCTCGGCGAAATCAGCTCATAGGTTGTCGCGCCGGTCGACCAGATTTGCACCGTGCAATCGGCTTCGTAGGGGCCAATGCTGGTGTTGTTGTCGATCAGCTCATCCACGGTCGGGCGCGCAGACGTGCCGCGAGGCCCGATGCGGTAGGTGCCTTGCCCGGCGATGAGCGCGCGATTGCCGGCCGGGAGCGTGAAGCTCGCCGAGGCGCCAGAAGAGACGGCGATTTGAGTCATGGTTTAACCCACCCTGTACCAGGCTTTGAAGACGCCATCGAAGCGAAGGCGGAAGAAGGCGTTTGCGGCCAGCGTTGCGGGCGCACCGTTGACGGTTGAGCCGTTACCCGAGACGGTCAGCGTCGTGACGGCCTGAGTTGTGTTGACCAGCAGCTCCTGCCCGTCAATGCACAGCGCCTGCGCGGGCAGCGTGATGGTCCCGGCCGCGTAGCCAGCAACAGGCGTCAGCAGAAGCCACACGCTTGCGCCATTGGTGAGTGGCGCAATGGTCACCGTGAATCCGGTTGCGGCCGGCGCGGCGTATTGCGTCGTGAGCCCACCCACGTTGTCCAGCGATTGCTGCACAAGCTCGATAAGCTGCGTCACCGATGTGCGGCGGTCTGAGCCGTTGTTCGTTGAGGCAAACGGGATCGAATCCGCCGCCGTTATGTCGGTCTGCGAGAGTGTCGTGATGCCCATGTCAGGACTCCAGAATATTCAGGTCGCCGCCTGGCGTGACCTGTAGCGGGTCAGTGCTGGGCGTCGGAAAGAATGGGCTGCTCAGCGGGCGCCAGGTCTTGTTGCCGGCGCCTCGCGGCATGGTTTCGCGCTGCTGCGGCGGCAGCGGCTGGGCAGTGGCAATCTGCAAGCGGTCATAGCCGGCGCCAGCGTTGCGGCGGGTGTCGACTGACACGACCTTGCCGAAGCTCGGCGCGATCCTCATTGCGAGGTTGAGATAGACAGTCTCGGCCGCCGTGTCGGGAATGCCGCTGTCTTGGTCGGGGTCAGAGTCGGCAGGGTTGGCGGGCAGCGCGTAGCCCAGGCGGATGCCCTTCGCGTCCCATGTCGCCATCATGGCGTCCAGGCGGCGCAACGCGGTCTGGATTTCCTCGGGCTGAATGTCGAAGTCACTCGCAGCCAAACCAAGCTCAGCGAAGGCTTCAGAGATGAGCGCGCGCTTTGTCCACATGGTCAGCCCGCCTCGGCGGCGGCGATCAGTTCGGCCAACTTGGCGTCACCCGTGCGGTGGTGCCAGGTCAGGCCCAGCGCCTTTGCCTTGGCTTCCAGTTCGGCGCGGGTCAGCGGCTCGGGTTCGGGCGACTCCACAAGCTCGGCGCCCACGTCACGCGCGGCATATTGGTCGAAGCGCCAGCCGTCAGCCCACGCCTCATCAAGCGCAGCCTGATCCGCGACCATCTGCACCGAGTAGCGGCCGGTTTCAAGCTCCCACGGGCCGCCCTTGCGGCACATGAAGCGGGGGAATTCAATCGCGTCCATTCAAGCCCTCGTCTGCCTTGAAAGACGGGCCGCACGGTGGCGGCCCGGGAAGCTGGCGGCAACTGCAAAGAAGCAGCCAGGACGACAAGCGGCTAGCTCTGGTTCGCGAGGATCAGGCCGCACTTCTCGGGGTCGAGCACCGTCGCGGCGTAGAGCGTGGTATTGCGGACGAATACCTTGCCGGTCTGTGCGTTGATCTGCGCGACCATGATGAGCGGAACGCCGTTCTTGGTCGTGGCGGTCATCACCTCGGCGCCCAGGCCTTGCGGGAACTCCAGGCGGCCATAGTCCAGCGTCACGGCACCCTGCGCCCAGAAGGCGTTCACCGGCTTGGTGACGGTGTTCAGGAACGTCAGTGGGGCGGTGGCCGCAGCCTGCGCCGTCACGTTCTGATAGGGGCCGGTGATGACGATCTTGGGCGTGATCGTCAGGTTGGCCGTGCCGCCGCCGCTGACGACGCGGAACGTCATGGGCTGGCCCGTGTCGCTCTTGTCGATCATGTGAACGGCGTTCACGTTGGCGATGGTGAAGGCGTCGCCGTTCTTGATGTTGGCGATGTTGGCGCCGGCCACGACCAGCACGCCGTAACGGTTGTCCGTGGGCAGGTCGCCGGTCATGGCCGTGACGGTGTGCGAAGTGTTCGCGTTCACGGTCGTGCCGGTCACGGTGCCGATGGCGGCCAGGTTCGCCACATTGTCAGTGCGGAAGGTTGCGAAGTTCGCGATGTCCGGCACCTTCGAGCGCTCGTAGGCCGACAGGTTGCGGTCGCCGAGGTAGGCGCGGTTGCCCAGGTCCTTCGCCACGTCCTTGTAGTCGAAGGGGTTCATGAACAGCTTCAGGTCGCTGGCCGTGATGCCGCGCGAGATGGCGAGGGCTTCGGCGGTGGCGCCGTCATCCCAGGACAGCGCGCCCACTTTCTTGACGATGATGGACGCTCTTGCGGCGACGGCGGCGTACAGGTTCTTGTCCACCTCAGCAGCCAGGCGGCCGGCAGACGCCGTGCCCATGTTGCGCATGTGGTCGGGGTCGCGCAGCTCGGCGGCGTCGAGTTCGTAAATGACGTTGT